TGACCAAGGATACCATGTGACTCTGCAACCTGATTTTTTACAAACATAAAGTAGTCCGTCTGAGTAGGAGGGATACTACCTGCAGGCTCAAGAGGAGGCTGAGTGTCTACAATAATTTGATTCACTCCCGAAGGTAGGTCAATGTTTATTGCTGTAACCTTACCACAACGAGTAGGTGTAGCAGGGCTTGGTGGTGTTGGTGGGGGTGTAGGTGCAGGAGATATAAAGTATAGCGTGTCACCGATGCTTAGTATGCTACCGATTGATGTTGTCAGTGGGAAGTTTATCTCTACCGCTGCAGGTGCTGCAGAGTCTACGCTGCTGCTTACTGCGATACCATTCAATGAACGTAGAACATACTCATCCGTAGCCGCAGGTGTCGCCCCTGAGTTTCTCATAAAAGCAAACCATGACCCCTCCTTCTTCTCAAACCATGAGTAATCAATAGTCCCTGTGGTCTGAATGTTTGAGGAGAATGTTCCACTCCATGCGTCATCTGACTCAAGGTTGATGGTCTTGAACAGCTTATTCTCAAGAGGTGAATCATTAAATATACTCGTTATCTGTGAGCTATACTGCGTGTCATAATAGTTATTCCTAATCTCATTGGTGTTGTGTCTCCATATGTTACCACCCTTGAATGAGTATAGGTAGTTATTCATCCCCACCATCATCTCAGGTATGTATGAGTAGAATGATGGGAACCCCTTTGATGATTCGCTATATGTTAGTGTGTATTCTCCTGTTAATCCTGCCATGTCTCTTAAGTAAAGTAATCATAAATAATATACATATATTCTCCCGCCCCTACCACAGGCAGTGTTACCGTACCTGTAACGAGTGGGCTCGTTCCTGTCAGAGGAAGTGGTGTCGCTGCTAATAGCAATGCTGTAATATCTGCAGGAGTGTTATTGTATAGAAGGTTACTTCTTAAGAACATTAATCTATTTGTTCCCTCAAACACAAAGCTATCAGAAGACCTTTTGTTACTAATTATAGACAGCGTATCTCCGTTGTTAGGAATAATACCACCCCCTTGTGGAGCAGTTATAACAGTGTAGTCGCTCACCTCTTCTGTCAATGCGTTTCCATCACCAAGGGCAAGCCTTACCCTCTTACTGTGTAGAGGAGATACAAATGTTGAGCCATCAGTCCATTGATACTGATTATGAATGGTGTCACCTACCTGCGAGTCTTTACTTACACACACCTCTATAAGAGTTATCTCCTGTGCCTGTGGACATCCTACCGTTATGTCAAGCACCACCACCTGCTTACTTCCCGGACCTCCTGAACCTGCAGGACTCAACGTGATTACCACGTCCTCATCGCTAACGCTGTTCTTTGTAAAGTTAAATGTTCCCGCACCTATTGTGTTAACATTTGTAGAGGAGCCTGTGTAGTCCTCAGATATTGTTATAGACCCTGCAGGGTCATCAAACGAAACAATGTTATATGCTATCTCACACGTACCAACCGTATTACCTAAATTCACCGTAAACGATTCAGGGCTAGCTGCTGTAACTGTAAGCCTTCTCTGAACACCACAGTTTACAACAACAGGCTCTATTGGTAGCTCTGTGTCATTTGATGATAGTACATACTCATTCATATATGGGTCGAATGCTCCAAGCTTCTGCGTGTTATTCTTTCCTATAAATAAATCCCTAAACCATGAACGCATCCCTAGCTCAGATATGACCGTAAGATTCTCTGCCTTACCAATACCTCGAAGCTGTATTACAGCACCACGCTTAGCGTCTGTAAAGAACTTGTCATAACCATACTGCACAAAGCTCTCAGGGTTCTGACTAATACCATACTCCTCAATCCTTGCAATCTGCTGACCTAATACCTCAGGAACTGAAGTGACTGCACTCCCACCTGCGGCATCTGACAACAGGTTCTTACCTGACTGAACGTATGATATCTTATCCTCCTGTAGCGTGAGTATGTCAGTATCTCTACCCGAGAGTATCTGTATTGCTCCAAAGGACTCCTCAAGGTTTTTAAAGTTAAGGAGACCCAAGTTAAACTCATTGAGCTTGTTCACATTGGTCTCGGTATTGAATACCCCACTATATGTAATCCCTGCAAACCTATCAGCCTCTTTATAGTCCTCAGCAGATGTGCTAAAGAATCTTTCTCCTAGGTCAAAGGCTTTACCTTTTATTGAGTCACGTATGCGATAGCTCTCTACACCATTACCAAATGAATAGCAGTTACCAAAGTCAGTATCTATGATAGCAGGGTTTACCGCTGTCTGTGACTGCACATTGCCGCTATGGAATCCTGTCGCTTGGTCAATGGCATATGACTCAGAGGACTCATACCACACATCAGGCAATGCATCACTTGGCTCTGTCTCAAAAACAATAGTATTCTCTGCTCTTATTATTTCCCACTTAACATTAATTTTTGACCTCCTATTCTTTGTGTTACCCCAAGATTGCAATCCTCTAGTTACAAAGCGTATATCGCCTGCATTTCTATACCAAACATATTGCAAGTTAAAAGCACTATTCGTTAGTCCGTAATTAGAAGTAGTTGCACTTGTATTTGGCTGCCTAACAAGGGTTTGTGTAATATCATTTAATGGAATTGAAAGAAAAGCACTATTAAAAGCATCTTCAATATTAGCTCCATCAAACCAATCGACAATATCAACATAGTCTTCGGAGGATATAAACTCTACATTTAATGAACAATCATTCCCGGGAACATCAAACAAAGCACTTCCGTCCCTAATCCATGTCATCTCTGCCCTTATAATACTACCCGCAGGAATGCTAAAACCTCCCAATCCGTCATAAATTAAAGACGGAAAACTTGCAAATGAATTTCCCTCCACATATTTTGTGCCGGGAGAGATGACATCATCTTCATCAACAGTTGCAATAAAATCACTTGCCAATATTTTCATATAAACACCTGCGGGTACTGTCGCACCACTAGTAGGGTTTATGAAATCTTCTGCCTGTGCTTTTTTCTCAAGAATAGTAGCATATCTACAAGAAGGAAGTGCTCCTGTAGAATCCCTTTTAACAATGAGTCGAGCACCGACTTCTGCTTTCTGTGAGTTTTCTCCGTCAAGAAGAAAAAAAGTATTGTTTGTTAAAGGGTCTAAAAAGAATATGCGAGAATATATTGTTTCATAACCCTCCACATCAGGCTTGATGCAGAACTTATATCTTGTAGCAAAAGATGGTGCTAGCTGATATTTAGGAATTGATACTCTTATTCTATTCTGTAAAAAAGAATTACCACAGGGAACGAATACACCATTACTTTGAGAACTTATTAATGCAGTTGTAGCCCTATTAAAATCATCCATATATATTATACCTACCTCATAGTTTCTATTACTGTGTAAGCTTAATGTTGATTCTGAAGACCTTAATGTTACGTTTGCACTTATTACATTATAATATTCATAAGCATTTAAGGTGGGTCCCGCAGGAGCATCTACCCATCTCATTGCTAGTAAAGTTAATTCCAAATCATTACTGCCAACACTAGAAGTTATAAGAACAGCTTCTCCTGAAGCAGGTGTGGCAGGAGGGTTTATAGCTGTTGTTCTTCCCGATGTGTATTTTGTCCATGTAGCAGGAGTTCCTGAACCTGAAAGCGTCTCAGGAATAGAACAGTTAAAATTATCAGTCAATGTTATACCGCTGCATGATGTAGGATTAACAGCATCATACACAGGCTTTATAGTTGAAGCCAAGCCTATACTTTCTTTAAAGTCAGTGCTTGTAGCTAAATCATTTATGTTATCAAAGTCAGATGGTAAAACATAAGTAAACGCAATAAAATTTTCCCCTGAATTTTGAGTTGGCAAACTCCCCGGACTTGCTGAGTTTGTAAATTGGTCGTGTTGAATTGTAAATGTAATATCAATAACGCTGCCCGCTTTTAATTCTTGGTTCTCAAAATCTATTCTAAGCAAACTATCAGCTACTACTGAAGAGGCTCCATCTATATTAAATGTATTGGTGTCAATCTCTATAGGTAAAGAAGTTATTTGTGCTTCTTTTGTCTGCAATGAAGTTTCATATTCATTCCTAAGAGGGTTGTCATTTTTGTCCTTTAAATTATAACCTTCAATATAGTTGCCATACATCAGTCTGTTCCCCATTATAGTCTGTGCCTGAGCAAACCTCGGCACATTATCAAATAGTCTTAACAGCTCTGAGTCGGGTAGTATTGTAAATATTTGATTAGAGTCAAACACCTGATTAACAATAGTATTATCAGCTATACCGTCATTGTTTTTATCAAACTTTCTTACAACCTTTATTACGTTGCTGTTTGATTCTTTAAACAAAAGGTCTATACCTTTAACTAAAGGTCCTCCTGAGTTAAAAGATATTGTTGAAATGTTTTTAGAGTTGACCATCCCTTCATTAAGAAAGGATGTACTGCTAATAAAAAAGCTGCTAGGGACAAACGCAGGTTTTGAAAATTGAGATGTAGCTGAGTATTGATTGTTCTCATACCTATATCTATAGGCAAAACACAAGAACCTTTCCTCAAGATAGTTTTCTTCACCATCCTGAAGCTGAACCATAACACTTGGAGACTCAATAGGTGGCTTCTTTATTACAAGAATCTCTTCGTCTGTGAATTGGTCTACGCCTCCCGATGGCTCAGGGTAGTTCTTTGTAATGTCTATAACCCTTGGAGCGTTGTAGTCGTCAGTAAAAAATAAAAAATCCTCAACCATATCGATACCTGTTATTAAATATGTAGGGTTGAAGTTTAATACTGAGGTACTTATAACATGATAGGTAAGAATGTCATTATTTACATTTAGTGAAACTATCAAATCCAATGTAGCTCCTGCAGGATTAATACCTGTAAAGCTTTGGTCGTGGATAAACCAATATATAGTCTCACGGGTTCCATCCTCATATGCACCAATGCACTTAGCGTTATTACTTAATGCGGTCCCATCAAACTCTAGTGTAGTAAGCCTAGTGTTACCCTTTGAGTTCTCAACGGAGCCTATCTCTGAAGCCTCTGTTGAACCTAGTCGGACATTCAATGCGTCAACGTACTCCCCATTAGGCAGTAGCCTTTCGTCAACAGACTTGTTCATCTTGCCCGCTATAAAATGTCTCTTCATGTTAGCCATCTACTTAATCCATTTGTCCCGACCACGAAGGTTCATCAATAACCTTCCGGGGTGAATATTACTTATACGTATCTTAGCATTCCTAAGGTCTGCCGCTTTCTTCTTTCTCGCTCTGTTTACTAAATACTCCTGTGTACCATACTTTGCATTAAGAACAGCAAAGGTGATGTATGAATATATATACTCCTCAAACATCTTGTTAACCTGAACTAAGGTATCATCTCCGCCCTCCATTCCATCAGAGACATACTCTAATATACACGACTCCCCTGACATAGACGAGTCAAAGTTAATTACACCTGAGCGTTTATCTATCTTGAATGTAGGGTTAGCGTTAGCCGTCTCTGTATTAAGACCATAGAACGCCCCTATACCGTAATCAAAGAACCAATAGCCATCGTAGTTATACCCCTCTAAGCCATTGAACTGACTTGCATTGTTTAGGTATATACTTTTTTGCGTGCCTGTTATTCTGTCAAAGTCTAGGTTTGAGTTCTCAGGTTTAAGTACATTTCCTGACTCATCAAATAAAATCCTATAGGTATTGTCCTGAAGGTAAGCATCGCTATAATTAGTCTGAATATTTTCAGTTAAAGGTCTTATCAGACCATCCTTATATAAAGATACCCTAACCCAATTCACGTAGTCAGGAGGTAAAACGAATCTCAGGCTATCAGAAACCTGTAGCTGTAGAACCTTTATCTCCTTGAACGCATCATAGTTTAGCTCCTGTATACCACGCTTCGCATGGAACAAGACCTTGTATCTCTCCTCGTTGTTTACCATAGAATGATTCCCTGAATACATCAGCATATAGTTGTTGATGATATCGTAAAGGGAGATGTATTGGTATGAACCCCAATTAGCATCCTCAGGGTTATTACCCCCATTCTCGTAGTATTGGTATTGTGTTATATATGACATTATTTTTCTTGTTGGTCATTCGTTGTTTCCTCAGTCTTTCCAAACTGAACGGCTGCCACCTCTCTTATTGACATACCCGCATACTGAAGAATCTTATTTACTAATCCCACTTGGTCATCAACCGCTAACTCAAAGTCTTGGAAGTCAGCCTGTGACGAATCAAACATCGGCTCACCATTTGTGAGTGTGATGTATGTCCACTTCGGGTCCTTAGGGTATCTTATATACTGACACATAATACCCTCTGTCAATGTAGATGGATGTGTTGTAAGTATACTTCCCTCCTGAGTGTATGCAGGAAACAACCTATTCGGTGCTGTCAGTGTTGAGTTGTTAAGCATTGTTATCTTCCCCTGAGTAACCTTCTCAAGCTCGTTCTGTTTAGGCTTGAATATTATATAGTTTGAAGGGACAACAGTAAAAATATCTTCTGACAATCCTAATATGTTTCCACTAAGAACCTGTGTTACAGTGGCATATGATGGAGCGACAGGTCTAAGATTAAATACAATGTCCCCCACCTGAACTCCGTCTGCTATAAAGTCAGCATTGCTGTCCTCAAGATTATTTAAAAAAACTGCGGTGGTTGTACCTGTGGTTACTATTGTCTCATAACCCAATACCTTATTAATAAGATAGTAGTCATCACCTGTATACAATTGAGCAGGCAGGAAAAAGGTATTGTTAGCATTGTGCGTAAGATATTTTGTCTCTGAAAAAAACTCTATAACCTCCTCATAGCTTCTCTTAATATCTGCATACCCTGTACCCGACTGACGAGCATTCTCCTTCTGTATCTGATAGTTGTAGCTATAAAAATAGTCAT